TTATAGGTCTTTACAGGCTCGCCACTTGCTCTTTATCCTGAAGCAAGAAACAGGGCGGGAGTTACCCATCCGCACCACTTGCTTTTAGGATAAGCAAGAAACCTCAAGTCCAGAGTTTACTGACCTTTTGCTCAAGTGCAATAAACCTTGCATCAACTTCTTGTTGTGCTTTATCGGCTGCTTCAAGTGCGTCAAGTCTTTCCTCAAATTTTTTGAGTCTAGATTCTACCTCAACATCATATTTTGACATTGATGCTCCACTAGCAGATTTTGATGCTCTTCCTTGTGTTGCCATTTTTATAATTTGAATAACTATGTTTTATTTAGTTTTTAGAGGGTCTTATGACTCCACCAGTTCTGTTTTAGTCCATCCGTGACTTGGGGGGTATCCCGACCAGTTCTGTTAGAGTCCGTCCGTGACTTTTTCTGCTTTACGCTTCGCCCTTTTTTGCTTCAGACATTTTGCGTTTGGTTTCTTCTGATAAGGTATAACCTTTTGAGTTACCTCCGTTATACTTCCCAAGTTTTTTATTAAGAAGTTTGGTGTCTCTAATTTTTTGCTTGTGTTCCTCGGAAAGAGATTTTCCGTACTGAGGATGATTTTTCCCAGATACAGCAGCAGAAATTTTTTGTTTAGAGATTTCTTTATGTTTCTTACCAGTCCAGCAGGGAGGATCCCCACCACCATCAGAAACATTTAAAAGAATACCACCATCAGATTTTCTACCAAAAACAGATATCATATACGTTTCATGTCTATAAGCATCCTTCTCGGAAAGGTTTCTTTTCAAAATAATAATTCTATTCTTTGGGGGAACAGAAACATTATCATGAACTTTATATGCTCTTCTACCCGTTCCCTTACCAATATAGTAAGGTTTATTATTTTCGTTTAAATAACAATAGGTGTAGAATTTAGACATAAAACTTGCTCTAGTCAATACTATTTGTAACTAGGGTGTTTTACGACTTACCGAGTCTTTGATATAACAGGGTACATGTTCTGAATCAAGCCATTTAGTATACTCTGGGTCATCAATAGCAGTCAGGAGTTGCATCTGGTTGTCAAGGAGGTACATATCACTGTATCTCTTTGACCAACTATTTGCTTTCTGAATACGATAGTCTGGCATACCATTGATTTCCAATGTGCCACACTCAACATAACGATACGGGAAACGTTCTAATAGAACTTTCATGCTTCGACTGCTTCAAGATCGACAGAGATTTGTTCCATCAAAATATCATAATCATCAAGAGCATCGCCTGAAAAGACGACACCAGTGTTTTCATAATAACGACGGACCTTTTTGAGAAGTTTTGGATTCTTCACATCCAGGAAGAAATCACCGTTTACCGCACCCTTAAGAGTTTGGATGTCTTTCTTGAACTTAGTAGTCAGTGTCATTGTCTTGATTGTTGACCTTAGTATTATAAGGGTTTGACAGGGTTTTTGTCAAGTGGGGATAGATGATATTCTATCCAATACAGGCTACTGGAGTCGAACCAGTTTTCCATCGTTTATGAGACGATCGCAATTACCGAAGTGCTAAGCCTGCTCGTTTAAGAATTCTCCTCAACTGTCTCCATAGTGTAGCACATTATGAAAGGATTATAAATCCTCTCTGACTACCAAGTCTCACTCGCGTTAGGCGACAGTCCCTCAGGGTCCTTCATTATTTTGTTCTGTGTATATTCGTATAAGTTCGTCATCAGCTGGCATCATCACTGCTCTCTCACCATTTTTATTTTCTACCCCTATTGACTCACCATTCTCTACTTTATCCATCAACTCTTCCCAGTTCTCTTGCCAGTATTCCACAGAATAAAAATGCATCTTGTCATTATGTATAATGAAATTATGTGGTAGATTCCTATCGCCGCTACTTCTGAATCTACCAAAGGGGAGCACCGCAGCCATCAGACACGACCTACTAATGATAACACACCGTGCGAATAAAAAGCAAGGAGGATACCGCCGAGGATGGCACTTATAATTGTAGCAGTTTTATTGTGTTTGTCAATTGCCTTATCAATGAGTTTCTGACACTCTTCTTTCGTAATGTAGTGCTCAGGTTTGATCTCGTCCATCCGGTGACTCATTTTCTAATTGGGTCATTCTATCTTTCCAGGTTACTCCACCTTCAAATCCCTTGCAAGAATTTATACAGGTTTCGTCACCAAAACTGTTACAAACTAGTCCAGCAAGATCTAATTCATTTCCTAACTTGCCAGTACCAGACCAATAGTGCTGTCCTCCTATCCAGGTAGCCCCGCACTTAGGGCATGTTTTATTATCAGATGACAAAGATGATTGATCATCAGTCATTCTTCTTGTACTCCTTGAGAAATTGTTGGTAGTTCGCAGTATCCTTGAGAAGTCTTCTCTTAAGTTTCTGCTCCATCCACTTCATCTGTATCATTATCCAGGCATAACGGATCTTGAGATCTATGAATTGGATCAGTCTCATGGTAGCATCAAATCCCGCATATGCAACTAAAATAACAAATGTTAGGATTAGAAGATAAAACAGGTCCATTTATGATCCCCATATAATTGTATATAGATGATACACAAATTCTTAATACTTGCTACAGAAACCGGAAAGGGTGGGATTCGAACCCACGGTGCTACTAACACGGCAGTTTTCAAGACTGCTACCTTAAACCACTCGGTCACCTTTCCAAGTATTTCTTTTCTTCCTGATATGGTACATACTGACCTGTTTTAATTTGCCAAGCATGTACCAAATCAGGGATTAACCATTGATCCACTCTGTAGCAATACTTCCAATTGACTGGTTGAATGCAGTTCATCACAACCACTTGGAAAAATGCTACTAAGTGAATCCAAAATGATAACATTAACGAACCTCAAAGTTCAATCTTTTTACTTTACGTCTACGACGTTCTTCTTGGTAAAGAAGTTCGGATCTAGAGAAATGACTATCAATCTTATTCTCTACATTGTTGGATACCATGACAACTTTGTCCAAGTCTTTGGCACCAATTTTGTTGTCCACAACACTCATCTGGTTGGGGCAACCGCAAAACTGAATCTTACTACTACTGGTTAGTTCTGTCTTGCATTCTTTGCATCTGATAGTAATCATGGGACATGTTCCTCCTTGGTGGGAATGCTTGCTGACGGGATCGAACCGCCGACACCCAGAATGTAACTCTGGTGTTCTACCGCTGAACTAAGCAAGCACGTTTTAACCTCTTTCTAACAGCATTATCACTAACACCAAACATTCTACCAGTAGCAGAATAACCATTTTCAAGAACTAGTTTAGGTACTGCCCCTATCAACTCCGAGTGTCAGAATCGAACTGACCTATGACAAATTAACAGTTTGCTCCCACACCTTGTGGGTTACTCGGAATACTAACAAGGGTGCTTTCACCCCACAAAATCATTTAGAACTTACAAAATCATTAATTGTTTTTGCTTGATTAAGAACATCCTGTAGAGTTGGAAACTCTGGATAATCCATCTTCACGATATTACTGGAATTTTTATTCCAATAACGAGCAGTATCCATTTCAATACTAAACTGGTCATTCAGCATATTGTATGCTTGCTTAAAAATTTCAAAACGAAGTTCGTAAGGTGTCATAGTTATTATCCTGTGTGTTTGTGTATGAAGAACCCGAAGGTTCAGAGCGGAGTATCGGATTCGAACCGACGACGAACTGCTTGGAAGGCAGCCATTCTACCACTGAATTAACTCCGCATGGGACAATCTTACCATAGTCTGGTTTGATTGCCAACGACTCAGGAGGGACTTGAACCCCCGACCAACTGCTTAGAAGGCAGTTGCTCTATCCAGCTGAGCTACTGAGTCAGGTGGTAGTTCCTATCGCCTCTAACCCTGAACTACCAAGGGGGTTACAGCAGTTGATTACTGGTTCTTGTGATCAACAAAGTCATCATACTGGTCTTTGCTGATTTCGTCAAGGGAGATAACTTCTAGATCTTCTTGAGGATCAAACCACTCATCGAACTCTGCCATGAGTGCCATTTGATCATAGATTCGTTCAATACCCTTTCCATTGTACTCTTGAACTTTATCGATTGCCCACTGTCGAACGTCGGCAACGATTTCTTCAGTCTCCATCATAATAGTCTTTTCGGAAGTACCTGCTGAGGATGTTGCTATTGTAGTAGGCAGGTCCTCCTGTGTCAAGGGATTCGGTAAGGACTCCGTTGAGGAAGAGTTGTTTTGTTTCTTCGAAGTTTGTTTTGCCAGGTGTTTTATGTAATGACAGGATAGTTCTACTAAAATTTTGTCTACCCAACCGTTCAATGTCTTCCTTAAGTTCTGGACAAGACCCATAATACTTTTTCCAATCTGATTCTGATTTTACTTTGCGTTTCTTTCCTTTTGGTGTTCTATGCTGCCAAAAATACTTTCGCCCAATGTATTGTCGTTGGTTTGTGAGATTGGTAATGTTATAAACAAAACCATAGTAGTCGTGAACATCGTCACTAGTAAAAGGTCTCTCCAAATACATCCATGGATTTTCATAATCAGTATCGATACTCATCAATAATGTTTAACACCTTGTCGAGATATTTATGTGCCATATCTCGATCCCCCTGCCATACTGTATCGGGTTCTTCGTATACATCATTTTTTAATTTGAGTACACGATTTTTTAACTCTTCTTTCTTCAGTTGATTTTTAGGCATAGGGGAACCTCATGTCCCCCTATGTATAGCACTAATCAGAGTTTAAAACCACTGAATGTGTCCTTTTTCACATCTTGCTTGATTCCACCAACCACATAAGACTCAACTTCGGTCTCTTGCGGTGCTACCTGGAGACCCTTAGAGGAGATCCAGTGCTGCGTCCAGGGCAGCGGATTAGCAGATGCCGCAATGTCATACACTGGTTTGAGACCAATTGACTTCAGACGGCGATTAGCAATCCACTCAACATACTGCTGAAGTAGTTTGTCATTAAGACCAATCATGGAACCATCCTTAAACAGATAGTCTGCCCAACGCTTCTCTTCCATTACAGCACGGTCGAATGCCTTATAGGTCCATTCTTCCTCTTCCTTCATGATCTGCTTCATTTCAGGGTCATCACCTGCTGCCCATTTGTTCAAAATGTTTTGGGTGATGGCGAGGTGTTGGTTCTCGTCTCTTGCAATAAGGGAGATGATTTTAGCGGATCCCTCCATAAGTTTGAGTTCACCAAATGCGAAAGAACAAGCAAAACTGACATAAAAGCGAATGCCTTCCAGTATGTTGACATTTGCTACTGCTCTGTAGAGTTTACGCTTTAACTCACGACGATCAAACTTGCCAGCAGTGTGACCTTCAGTGGCAAGTTCCCACATGGCGCCATTTCCATATTGTTGGGCACCACTAATGAAGTCATCATATGCCTCTGTAACGCTGCTAGCGCGTTCCAGGATGCGATCATCAGTTACGATCTTATCAAAGATCTCAGAGGGGTCTGCGTAGACGTTCTTGATGATGTAGGTGTAGGAGCGACTATGGATCATCTCCATGAATCCCCAGACCTCCATACATGCCTCTAGTTCAGGTAGGCTGCAGTAAGGAATAAAAGCCATCCCAGGACCACGCCCTTGAATGGAGTCAAGCATAATCTGGTACTTGAGGTTAGAGGTATAGATATGCTTTTGTTCTGGACGAAGTGTTTGATAATCCCCACGGTCTTTCTGTAGCGAAACTTCTTCTGGTCTCCAGAAATAACCCAGTTGTTGAGTTGTCAGTTTGTCAAAAACTGGGTATTTGTACGAATCGTATCTCTGGACTCCCAGAGGTTTACCGAAAAACATCGGTTGTTTTTTAGTATTCACTTGTTCAGTGTTAAAGACTGTCATGCCCTTAACTTTAGTCATGTTGTTGTCCTCTACTGAAGAAACCTTAAACTGCACAGGATTCACACTCTCCCTCCTCGGCTTGTTCTAATTCTGCTAAAATGTTATTTAAATTTTGTTTTTCGTCTTCTACCTCATCTGATTTTAGATCGTTAGTGTTTTGATAATAAGAGGTTTTCCAACCGTACTTATATGTAGTCAAAAGATCATTTGCCCAAACTGAGATAGGAATTTCATTATCGGGGAAGTGCTCTGGATTGTAACTCCAGTTACCAGAAATTGCTTGATCAAAGAATTTCTGCATCACAGACACAACCTTGATATAACCAGAGTTATCTTCCATTTCCCACAGAAGAGTATAGTTGTTCTTCAGGGTTCCATAGGACGGAACAATCTGCTTAAGAGGTCCTTTCTTGGACTTCTTAACGGACAAGTAATCCCTGGGCGGTTCAATTCCATTGGTTGCGTTTGACACAACGGAACTACTCTCTGAAGGCATTTGTGCGGACAGTGTGCTGTGTCTGAGTCCGTGCTCCAAGATAGATGTCCTAAGAGATTCCCAATCACGTTCGTACTCCTGATTAGTGATTTCATCTACATCCTTCTTATATGTATCGATAGGAAGGATTCCATCCGCATACTTAGTGCGACCGAAGTATTCACAATGTCCTTTCTCTTTGGCAAGTTCATTGGATGCTTTCAGCAGATAGAACTGGAAAGATTCAGACAATCCATGAACAGCATCCCATGCCTCTTGTGAGTCGTATTTGTATCCCAGTTTAGCAAGATAATGTGCCAGACCAATAAAACCTACTCCAAGCGATCTACGTGCCTTTGTAGCGCGTTCTGCTGCTGCTACAGGATACTCTTGATAATCAATAAGTTCATCCAAAGCACGAACAGAAAGATCGCATAGTTCTTCCAACTCATGATCAGACTTTACCTTGCCAACATTAATAGCAGAAAGAATACACAAAGCAATCTCACCTGCTTCATCATCAATATGGTTAATGGGATCTGTAGGCAGGGTAATTTCCTGACAGAGATTACTCATATTCACCTTATCTTTGAAGGATGAATGAGAGTTACAGTGATCAATGTTCATGATATAAACACGACCAGTCTCTGCTCTCTCCTTCAGGAGGTCCAGAATGAGTTTTTGAGCACCGATAGTTTTTCTTGGAACAGACTCGTCTCGTTCAAAACCCACATATAGGTCATCGAACCGATCAGTACCAAAAGCGTCATATAGACCTGGTACGTCGTGCGGTGAGAAGAGGCTAATTTCTCCATCCGCAATGAAACGTTCGTAGAAAAGTTTTGAAATTTGGATTGAGTAGTCAAGTTTTCTTACCCGATTATCTTCTGTACCTTTATTGTTCTTAAGGACGATGATATCCTCTATCTCTTGGTGCCAGATTGGGAAGTGGACAGTCGCTGAGCCACCTCGAATTCCATTCTGTGTACAGCATCTGACAGTCGATTCAAACTTTTTAAGGAATGGTACAACACCTGTGTGTTGAACTTCTCCGCCTCTGATTTTACTGTTGATGCCACGGATTCGACCTGCGTTGATGCCGATGCCCGCCCTTTGTGCAACATATCTGCCGATAGCCATATCAGAACTAAAGATGCTATCGAGGGTGTCATCAACATCAACAAGAACACAGCTAGCAAATTGTCGAAGTGGAGTTCGCACTCCCGCCATGATAGGTGTGGGAATGTTGATTTTGTGCTTGCTGATTGCGTCGTAGTATCGTTTGACATAAGAAAGTCTCTTCTCTTTGGGATACTCAGCAAAGATAGTCAACGCAATCATGATATACATGAACTGCGGGGTCTCATAGACCCCACCAGAACTTCTATCCTGTACTAGGTATTTATCCGCGACCTGTCTCAAACCAGCATATGTGAACAGGAAATCACGATCATGATCAATGAATCCGTTTGCTTTCTCAATCTCTTCTTTTGAATACTTTGTGAAGATATCTTTGTCGTACACTTCTTTAGCAGTACAACTCATAATATGTGCTTCAAGATGAGGAAGTTCTCTCATCTTGCCATAAAGTTGCTTTCGCAAAGCAAACAGAAGCAGACGTGCTGCTACAAACTGATAGTTAGGGTGATCAAGATCAATCAGGTCAGAAGCAGAACGAATCAAAATATCTTGAATCTCTTGAGTAGTGATTCCATCATAAAACTGGATACCCGACTTCATCTCAACTTGACTCGCAGACACCCCCGCAAGACCCTTGGTTGCCTCATCAACCATGAGATGCATCTTATCTAGATCAAGGGATTCAATTCGACCGTCTCTTTTTTTAACCTTGGTGCCGTTCGTCATATCTTCTTCCAGGTGGTAAATTTAAGTTTTGCTTCTAAACCAGAGTATGTATTAGATTCTATCACAGACTGCACATCCAGTCCAGACATCACCATATCATTTATGTCCTTATCATCTATACTATCTGGCCAAATAACTACCGACTGACCAGAGTCGATGGTCTTAGAGATTCTGTTTGTAATCTCTCTGTTGCGGGGTTCGTTATCATAAATCCACACAGCATTGCTAATCCCCCACTTACTAATATCAGCGTCAGCTCCGCACATAGCAATCGAGTTTGAAATGAACGTGCTGTCGAAAGGTCCCTCTGTAACATAGACTGGAGCATCTCTTCTGATGTTATCCAATCCGTAGATTTTTGGTGCGTCATCGTCAAGCATCACGGTAATGTATTTAACCTTACTAAAACCTATGGATCTTCCCTGAAATCCAATTAAGTTCTTTTCATAATAAAGAGGAATGATGATACGTTCTTCATCATGCTCTTCACTGTCAAACGTTGGTTTTAGACTATTAGCAAACTTCTTAAAGTGTTCTGCATAGTAGAAATCATCAGGGTTGAGTTTCCGTGCTGTTAAATATCCTTCTGGTCTAGGATCTTCAGAACACTTAGGAAGGTTTATTTTCTTCTTAAATTTAGGTGCCTCAAACTTGAAGACAGGTTCTTCTACAACAGTAGTCCTTCCAGTCTTACCATCCTTGAAACGCTCAAAGACATATTGCTTATGAAGGACAGGATCTAGGTGCTTTACAAAATTACTGAACGTCATAGAAGCACCGCAGTTGTGACACTTGAAGTTCACATCTGCTTTCATCCCATACAGATATCCCCTGGTCTTAGACTTGTTTTTCTTTGAGTCGCCACAGATGGGGCATCGAAAATTATATAGATTTGATTTAACTCTCTTAAACTTCTCCAGTTTGGACGAAAGTAAACCAATAAACTTTGAATCAACGTGATTCATTCACAGAGGCTACCACTGGGCGTATTATAGCACTTTCTACGGAAGACATCAAGGGGGCAACTAACTTAATTGCTTGTGGATTAGATACTGCTACAACTGCTCCCAGTGCTCCGAGACCAATCCAAAGTTTTCGTTCCAATAATGATAATCGTTTACCAACGCTGTCATGATCGCTGTCCATTTTATCACGGAGTTTGTCGATTTTATCAAACAATATTTGGTCGATCTCTTCTTGTTTTGTGATTCTTTCTTCATGGACGGCAAGCATCCTAGACACATTATTATTTACCTCTGCTATTTTTTCTATAGCAGAATCTAGCCTTGTGACTAATGTCTCAAAGTTTTGGAGTCTTTCTTCTAGTACAGCAACCTTAACTTGCTCCGCCATTTTGAGGTTTCCAGAGTTTTCTTACACCCTTCTGATAAATGTATCTCTTCTTTTTTCTTACTGGAGGATCATCTCCTGCCTCAACAGATCCTGCGATTTTACCACCACTAATATTATTTGTTGGAATCGCAGCAGCATCTTCAGAAAACTTATGGAACATTTTCTGATCTAGATTCTGGCGCATTATGTCCAGAACTTTTTGTAGATGCTGTTTATCTTTCATGGTATACCTGTTGTAACTGCGCTAAGCAATTCATATCTACCGGAACTTCATGCATAAATGTTTTTGGATACTCAGGTAGTCTTCCAAGAAATAACACGAAGGTTTTCATGGAAGACCAAAGTTCTTTTTCAATTTTAAAGAATAACATTGGGGTTGTTGCTTCCCCAAAGATATTATAAAGAATAATGAAA